CGACCCTTCCCGACTTCCAGCGCACCGGCCGGAACTTTTACGGAATCGTCGAAGGTATTCACGTTCGACTGACGTCCGCGGGAAGCCCGACGAAGGTCACGATCCGCGTTTGTGCGGACGCTGACGGAGACTATACGCTTGTTCCCGACACCGAAGCGACACTCGTCGCGGGCGTCACGACTGCGACGTCGAAGTGTGCCGCGTTCTCCGTCGGAATCCCGATCTTTCAGATTCTCGCGGGACCGGGGAACGGTTCGCTCTATCTCTTCGCGAAGGTGGACGACGGGACGGGGAATCCTGTTCTCGCTCAGACCTGCATTACCTGGCGGGAGTGAGCTATGCCGATCTTCCCTTGCTTCGATCCGACGACGGGCGCGTCGGGTGGCTCCGCTCCAAGTGGCGGCGCGAGCTTGTCGAATATCCCGCTTCGGTCGATTGATCCGACCGGTTTCGCGGTACACGATCCTGACTCGCTTCTGAAGTCGACCGCGTACGCCGCGGGTACGACGACGTACACCTTGAACGCGCTCGCGGTCGGATCGACCGATTACGCGCTCAACGGGAGCGCTCATCGCTTCCCGCGACTGTCGACGGACCTAACCGCGGACGACGGAGACGGGACGTTTACGACGATTACGAGCGACGATTACGTTGTCGTGTACTACCGTCTCCGCGGCTATTCGACGACGGGCTTCAACGCGCGGCCGTTCGTCGCGGTCGCGGTCGATCCCGCGTCGACTGTACCGGCTACAATGGCTGCGCACGGGACGTTCCTATACAAGCCCGCGGCGAATCCCGGTTCGGGATTGTGGGACGTCGCGTCGACGCTTCAAGCCGTGAACGCGTCGTTCGACGCGGGCTTGTCGGTCGCGGTATACGCACCGACGCGGGCGATACAGGTCGACTCTTTCCAACTCGACGCGAGCGGCGTTTGTCTGAATGGACAGAACCGACTCACGAACGACGCTATCGCCGCGGCGACACCGTTGAAGCTCGTCGTCGGTGTCGCAACCGAAGGTTCGGCCACGATCGCGCAAGACGATCAGATTACGATTGATATGCAATATCAAGTCTTCAAGCTGACAATCTGAAGGAGTCCGGAGTGAGTCATTATTACTGCGATTACGACCAGGTTCGACGCTTCGGAGTCACGGTCACGAACACCGACGGAACGGGCGTCGACGAAGAAGCGATCGTCGTCCCGATCGTTATTCCGGTGTCAGAAGTCGCGGAGCTTCTGGCAAACTACGATCCGACGTCGGGAACGTCTCCGTCGGTGACGTATTCTCGTCCGTTGTCGCGGGCGATTCTCGACGCAATCAAGCGACACGAAGACGAGCGCCAACCATGATTCTCAGCGCCCGACAGGTTCTCGAAGCGATGAAGGCGAAGGGATACAAGACCTTCGAGACGAAGCATCCCTTCGACCTGAATATCTTCGGAATCCGCTCCGCGTCGACCGTTCCGAATAGCTTCGACGACGTCATCGGATGCGTCTATCGAGACAAGACGAACGAGTGGAAGATTCGAACGTGGAGAGCGACAACCGATCCCGGCACCTATTGGCTTGAACACTACCGGAGCGACCGCGTATCGGGAACGGCGATACTCGTCCCCGGACAATACCGCGGCGTCTATAAGCTCGATCACCACGCCGGAAAGTATTTGGCGCTATGTCAGCGGAACGGGCCGGTTCGAGTATATCGGGACTCCAACCGCGACCAGGTCTTGGACTGGACGGGCGACACGCGGGAAGGGATGTACGGGATCAACATACACCGCGCGTCGTTGTCCGGATCGACGACGGTCGATCGGTGGAGCGCTGGTTGCCAGGTCTTCGCGTCTCCGTTCGACTTCGCGGAGCTTATGCAGCTCGCGATCGCTCAGTTGACAATACATCCGACATACGATTCGTTTACCTATACTCTTCTTGAAGAAGGGGATCTTCGGTGACGCTCGAAACAATCGCTCCGCTTCTCGCGGGACCGGCCGCGGCCGTTCTTGTGATGATGCTCGTCTTCGCCGCGGTCTATCAAGTCACGACGAAGCAACTGATCCCGCTCGCGTCTTCGTGGGTCGACCGACACTTGTCGAGCCTGGATGACCTTGTAAAAGGCAACCGCGAAGATCACGCCGCTATGATTGCGTCGCTAAATCGGATAGAATCGAAGATAGACCGCGACGTAACGAATCCGGGGGTCGTTCATGGCGAACGTGCGACGCATTAAGAAGGGCGAACCGGGCTTCGGGCGCAAGAAGTTCGTCGCGACCGGCACCTATAAAGGCAAGAAATACACCGTCCGCTTCGGTGATCCGAACATGGAAATACGCCGCGACAATCCGAAGGCGAGAAAGAACTTCCGCTCGCGGCACAACTGCGAAACCCCCGGCCCTCCGAACAAGGCGCGATACTGGTCGTGCAAGCTATGGTCGACGAAGCCCGTCTCGGAGATAGCGAAGTGAGCGACTATTGCACGAAGCAAGTCAAGGCACAGTACAAGGTATGGCCGTCCGCGCGCGCTTCGCAAGCGGTCGCGAAGTGTCGGAAGAGCCGCGGAGAAGTCCGCAAGACGGAGAAGGGGAAGAGCCTTCGTCGATGGGCTCGCGAAAAGTGGATCGACAAGGCGACCGGGAAACCGTGCGGACATAGCGGAGACGCGAAGGAACAGTATTGTCGGCCGACGAAGGTTGTCTCGAAGAAGAAGACACCGACGACGCGCCCGTCGAAGAAGCAGACACAAGAAGCGCTCTTCCGCAAGCGAACCGGGCGACGAGCTCCTTCCCGCCCGACACCGAAGAGGTAAACATGGAAGCTCAAAGTCTGTTCTCCGTCGTCCCTCATCCAAGCGGCCGGAAAGAAGTCCCGTTCGGTCTTCGATTCGACTGGATGACGATCGAAGAAGCCGCGCACGCGACCGGCCGACGGATCGACCAGGTCCGCGGATGGTACAAGAATGGACACGTTCAGACCTGCAAACACGACGGACGACGATACGTCGCGGGCTCCGACTGCCTTCGTCACGTCGGCCGCGCGGCGAACTTCAAGTATTCACCGAAGGGGAAGTCGAGTCATGCCATTGAAGAAGGGAACATCGAAGCAGACAGTGTCGGAGAATATCCGCAAGCTGAAGAGCGAAGGCTATCCGCAGAGACAAGCGGTCGCGATCGCGCTCAACACGAAGAAGCAGTCGGAGAAGAAGAAGTGAGCGAACGACCGAACGCACGCCGGAAGATCCCCGTCGGGCGGATTGTCCGATTCCTGTCGAGCCTCATCCGTCGTTCGAAGGACGGCTTTACCGTCGAAGAGCGTCGCGCAATCGCCGCGGATCTTCTCGACTTGTCGGCTCACATTCTCGCGGAATTGAACGATTAGAAAGAAAGAAGCCGGTCCCCCTATGGAACCGGCTTCAAGGTGTCGGAAAGGTTTAGCGAGTGGTGGTAAGGCGCGGACGCGATTCCGACCTACCCCTTGTACCACTTTTCGAAGTCTTCGAACAGTCGCGCGAGCTCGTATCCGAGAACGATCAGACACACTGCGAGCGCGACGAACAGGAACACGATCAGAGAATCAAGCATCATCTTGACGCTCCGACCAGTCGCGGACGTCCTTCGCTCCGTCGGTCTTCAGCCAGTCGAGAAGCGCGAGACGCCGCTTCTCGTCGACGGAGCGCGGGTCATGCCAACCGCGATCGGCACAAAAGCGAACGACCTGGTCGACCGTGAATCCGAGCGCGTGAAGACCTTCGACGAAGGTATCGGTCTTCGTCGCGGGCGTCTTCGTGCGCTGCTTTCCGAGCGCGTTCGCGAGCTCGTCCGCGCTCGCGTATTCCTGTCCAGCGAAGCCGCAAGCCGCGAGCGCCCGTCCGATAGCGGACGTCTCGCAGTTCTCAAGCGCGCTCGTCGAGTTCACGCCGCGCGTCGACCGCTCTTCTTCCGCGTAGCCGGTCGCGACCAGGCGCCCGGATGGATCGACGACGGAAGCCTTGAAGACGACGACGGCTTCGGTGACGGTCACCGGTTCGGTGACGATTGCCCAACCGTCGGCAATCGGGAACTGAGCGCGGAACTCCGCGACTCGAAGCGCGACCGTCTTGTATTCGCGGCCGCGGAGGTTGATGATACCGTTCTTCACTGTTCACTCCCGAGAAGGTAAGGAAACAAGCCGTCGTCGTTCCAGGGCGCGCCCGACATGGCTTCTTCGTATTCGTCTTCGGTGATCGTCTCTTCGACGGGAACGAACACTTCGCGCCCGTCCGCATTGTCGACGACGGCGAAGCTCGTCGCGGGGTACAGTCCGAAGAGGGGAACGGGCAGCTCGTCGCGGAAATAGAAGGTGTCGTCGGGAAGCATCAGGTCGACGATCGTCTTCACTGGTCCGCGGAGCTGTTCCCCGCTCAGTTTACTTGTCAGATTCAGCACGTTTAGCTCCGATAGCTTGAAGGATTGCTTCGCGAAGGAAGCGCGCGAGCGGGACGTTCCCGCTTGCGGACTTCACCGACGCAAGCTCGTCGTCGGTGAGGAGAAGTTGAACGCGGTTCGTTCGTGGATTGTCGGTCTTCGGGCGACCCATATCGGCCTCTCGTTGTCGGTTGTTCGCTTCCGACACTCTATAAATATACGCCTATTTACTACCCGTCAATAAATAAGCGTATATTTATTGGAGTTCTTTCCGCCACTTGTCGACATACTCCTTCGCAAGCCGACTAAGCCGCTCCATATCCGAGCGCGCAAGGAAGTATTGTCGGGCTTGTCCGGCCGGACGAACCGAGCGGAGACGAAGACCGGCCGGTTCAATCCATGCTTGAATCTGGCGAATCGGATTCCGCGCGACGTCCGACCGTCGGCCGATCCCGTTCCGCTCCGCGACCGGCGTCGCGAGCTCGACAATCTTCGCGGCCGTCGGCCGGTCGACGTATACGCGCCCATCTTCGACGCGTCCGAGACGACCGATCCCGCGGACCAGGTCGACGACGACGTTCGCGGTCGGAATCGACAAGCTCGCGGACATGACGGTTGACGTCGCGTTCGTCCTGACTTCACCGGCCGCGGCCGCGCGGAGGTTGTCGGGGTTGTCGTCGTTGAGAAGCAGCCAAACGACGGCGAACGTCCGCGTCTTGCGCGCAAGCGCGTCGTTCTGTGTTTGATAGACGAGCTCGACTTTCTCTTCGTCTTCCGCGGCCGCGTACGCGTCTCCGAATATCGACGTCATCTTGCGGGCTTGAAGCGCGTCGTATTCCGCCCGCGTGTCGGCTCCGATGCGTTCGACGCGCTCCGCCTGCATCGGTGTAAGCGGCTCCGCGGCCGCGACGCTCTTCGCGGCTTCCATCTTGACGGCGTCCCGCTCCGCGCGTGTCGCGTCGACGAAGTCGTCGTTCGTCCGGCCGACGGAATGAACGAAGTTGTGTCGCGCTGCAAGGTAATAGATCAACCATCGGTATCCGCGCGCGTATCGGCTCGCGACGATCGTCGCTTGAATCGCTCCGAGCCGACGAGACTCCGCGGACGAGAACCAGTCCGACGCGAGCTTCAATCCTGACCACTCATGTACGGAGACGACCGCGGCCGCGAAGCGCGCGACCGCGGCTTCGATATGCTTCTTCGGATTCGTTCGCCAGTCGTCGACGACGGCTCCGACCGTTCCCGATATCGTGATTGTCTTCGTCTTCGGGCGTCTGATTCGATGAGCGGCTTGTTCGACGGAGATTCCGTCGGCTACCGTCCCGCGGCCGAGAAGAAGGTGAACTTCGTCGTAATGCTCGCGATCGTAGCTAACGCCGGTCGACATGGCATTGTTGAAGATCAGAACGTCGGCCGTTAGTCCGGCTTCGCTTAGATCGTTCTCGTCTTCGCGGCTTGTCGCTCCGACGACGACGACGACCTTCTTCGACGGTGTCTTCTTCCGTATCGCGCGCGCGAGTCCGAGCGCGGCGTCCCGGCCGGGACAATAGATCGCGAGCCGCTTCCCGGCTTCAATGCGTTCGAGAAGCAGTCCGCGGTGTTCCGCGTCCGACGAGCGAACAAGAACTTCGTCGCCCTTCCGCGTCTTGCGCGTCACCGGTGACACGAAGACGAAGTCGAAGCGCGTCTTCTCCGTTGTCCATGTCTCGAAGCTCGTCGGCTCTTCTCCTCGAGCGCGGCGATATGCGTCGACGTCTTCGATGAACGCCGCGGTAACCGCTCCCGCGTGCGCGTCCGCAAGAAAGACGCGCCCCGCTCCCGCGACCAGGTCGATCAAGATGTTGTACGCTTCGCGCGCCCGATCGCCCGATAGCATCCCGAACAACTGCAACAAACAAGACTCGACTTCGTCGATCAATAGGCAGGTATTCGCGAGCTCGTCGCCATGAATCCCGGCCGTCTTGCTGACCAGTCCCGCGAAGCAGGTAACGAGCGATCCGTTCCGCCACGTTCGCGAGCTCTTCGCGTCCGCGTGTTGCAATCCGAGACGGTCGGCAAGTCCGCCCGCGAGCGCAAGCGTCGGAGCGACTGCAACGACGCGTCGGTGCGAACCCGTCGACCAGTCGGCCGACACGCGCTCCATAAGATACGTCTTGCCCGTTCCCGTCCCGCCCTTGTTCACAAGATGCGTCGGGACGTCCCGCGGCCACAACGCGCGGCCGTCGGGCGCGAGCGCGATCTTCCGCGTACCGGGCTCTTCGTCGGTCGGATGAGCCGCGGCCGGGACGACGCGGAAGTGTGTCCGGCACGAAAAGCAAGAATAGTGCGCTTCGTCAAGCCGACGGTATCCGCTTCCGTCGCACGCGGGACACTTCCCGCGACCTCCGACTTCGAAGTCTGGATGAATGAGCGGATCATGGATCACCGTCGACCAGGCGCCCGACTTTACCGATTGTGAAGTCGACCGCTTCTTCTTTACTGGTTGTGAAGTCGGAGCGCGTCGGACCTTCTTCGGGACGGGGTACGCCGCTTCCAGCTCCGCGAACCAGTCCGCGAGCGGTTGAACCTGGTCGTGTGACTCCAGTACGCGGACGATCTTCCCGGTGTCCCGATGCGGCTTCGTCGGAAGCGGGAAGATCCGCGTCCCTAAGTCCTTCGCCGCGGAATCCCAAAACCATAGATCCGGTCGCGCGGCGTGGAAGCGCTTGATCGTCGCCTTCATGCGATCGGCCGTCCATCCTTCGCCCGACGTCCATCCGATCGCGTCTTCGATCCAGTACACAAGATTAATCCCTTGCCCGGTGTAGAGAATCCGGTTCGGGCGCGACGGTAGTCCAACCCGAACGGCTTCTTCGCGGACGACTTCGACGAAGCCCGACGCGTCGAACCATGCAAGAACCGCGGCTTCGCTCGCGTCTCTCATGGCTTTCTTGCGCGCGTCCCGGTCTTCGCCCCACATTGAAGCACCCGACCAGTCGTACGCGTCGACGTCGATCGTCAAGGCGCACGCCTTCACAAGATCGGCTTGACGCATCTTCGACGACTTCTCCGAGAAGAATCCGCCCGCGGTGAAATACTGTCGTCCAATATTCCCGTCTAAATGACGGACGCGTATCCTCGAACCGGGCGACGCTTGCGGCAATAATGACGCCGCGATATCATAGTTGTGTCCATTCAAGACGAAAGCTCCTTAACGAGCCGGGAAGATTGCAGTCTTCCCGGCTCTTCTTACTTAGCAGGTTCAGAGACGAGCGGGTTCGCGCTTCGCACTGACATGGTAAGCGCGTGTGAGTTGTGGCGACGGACGAGCTCCGCAACTATCTCGTCGACGAACGCGCGGCGCGTCATGTTTCGAAGGCACGCACCGAACGCAATCAGTTGAAGCGTCTCCGGAGAACAGTACAAGCGCGGGTCGTGGGTTCGTTTTGACATGACAACACCTCCTTCGATGAAGTGTACCCTATGTAGGATACAGGGTCAAGAAACTGTCCTATAACGTCGACGCCGCGGGCGTTAAATACCAATCCACTACGTTAAAATTCTTCTATATATTAATTTATTGTAGTGGATTGGGCGCAAACGCCCACCAACACGGCGTTATAATGGCGATAGGAGGGTAAGGTGAAGCACAAGACGAGATTCGAAGACCTTACGAAGCTACAACGCCGCGTCGTGAAATGGTGCTATGACAACGAGAAGTCACCGCGGGACGCCGTAAAAGCCGGAATGGTGACGAAGCAGACGCTTGGGAACTGGACGATCCCCGTCTTCCATCACTGGACGGAGCTATACCGGGCGACACTTCCGACGGAGCTCGACCTTCTCCGACTGCAACTCCGCGCTATGACGCGACCGGCCCTTCGTGTGATTGCTGACACCTTGAACGCCGGTCAAGGTGACGCGGTTGCAGTTCGCACGGCTCAGTGGATTCTCGACGGCGCGGTTGCGCAGCTCGAAGCCGAACGCGCGGCCGCGGAGCGGGACCAGGTCGACGACGGAGACGAAGAGCTTGCAAACGTATTGCGGATGATCTTGTGAGCGTGTTCATTCCGGGCGGCGTCTCCGTCCGGCTCCGTCCGCTTGTCGAGAAGTTGTTGAGCGACGTCGAAGCCTTCTCGAAGCTCCACCGCGTACAGGACAAGGACTCGAAGAAGCTCATCCCCTTCGATCCGCTTCCGATGCAGACGAAGATATTCGACGCGGTTCGCTCCGGAGCTCGTCGGATTGTCGTCGTCAAGGCTCGACAGGTAGCCGCGACGACGGCTTGCAAGATGGTTCTTCATCATATGGCGACGACGACTCCGAACGCGGCGATGTTCGCGGTCGTGTCCATGCGGGACGACTCCGCGACCGCGCTTCTCGACGACTTCCGTCGATGGTTGGACGACGTCCCGCGCGACTTGAAGCGGCCGATCCTGACACGCGCTCGAGGGCGGATCGTGTACGGTGACACGCGCGCGGAGATTCGAGCGTTCACGTCCCGGTCTCAGACGGGACTCCGCTCCTTTTCTCCGCAAGCCGTTCTTATGAGCGAAGCGGCGTACGCGCCCGACCTTGAAGAAGTCGTCGCGCAAGCCGACGCCGCGGTCGGTGACGGACTCCTGATCGTTGAAAGCACCGCGAACAATCCCGCGGACTTCTTCTCGCGGCTTGTCCAGGCGACGCCTGACAACGGGTGGACGCTTCTTACTCACTGGTGGTACGAGCATCCGACGTACCGCGACCAGGCGCCCGACTTCGAGCCGACGAAGGAAGAACGCGAGCTCGCGACCGCGTATGGACTCGATCGGGAACAGCTCGCATGGTATCGCCGCGTCCGCGGTCGACTGAACAGCGATCACAAGTTCCGACGAGAGTATCCGTCGTGCCTTGACGACTGCTTTCTTGACCGCGAAGGCGGATACTATGGTGAAGAAGTCTTGTCCGACGTTCATGTCGTCGAACACTCTCTTCACGGCGAAGCGCACGGTCGCGAGATTGAAGCTCCGCACGCGTCCGACCGATACGTCGTCGGAGTCGACGTCGGAGGCGGTGTCGGTGGAGATTATCACGCGCTCGCGGTCGTCTCAGTCGCGACCCGGCAACCCGTATACGTTGAGCGGAACAATCGCATCACGCCCGCGGCGTGGGCGCATAGGGTGATTCAAGTCGCGAGCCGATACAACCGGGCGATCGTTCTCGCGGAGTCGAACAATCATGGACACCTTCTTATTCATGAGCTCGACCAGTGCGGATACCGTCAACAGTGGCGCAATCCGTCGAACGGTCGGCCGTGGATTACGACGCTACAATCGAAGCTCGAAGCCTTCGACACGCTCCGCGAAGCCCTTCCGCTTATCCGGATTCTTGACCGGCCGACCTGGTTGGAGCTTCGGTCGCTCACAATCCCGGCCGGGAAGATTGCGCCCGAAGCTCCGAAGGGCGGGCACGACGATAGCGCGATTGCGCTCGCGCTCGCGTATCGGTGTCTCCGCGACGTTCCGTCGTCATGGCGGACGTCTTCTCTCCAGTCGAACCGGACTCGAATCGACGATCTTATAGCGTCCGCCCGCGCGCGTCGGATAAGATCGCACACACTGCCCTTCTAAGGATGAACCGTGCTATCGCCCGAACGAATCTCCGAGATTGTCGCGCAACATGATGCGTATTGGGACCACCGACGCGGAGAACTTCGCGAGCTGCGGAATCTCTACCTTACCCGATTCTGGCAAGACAACGCGTATCCGACGCTTGACGGTATCCTTCGAACGGAAGTCCCGCGCGCTTACGCCGTCGTTGAATCTTATATCGGATCACTGTACGCGAAGAACCCCGCCGTCTTCGTTCAACCGGATCTTCGCGCCCGCGGGAATCCCGAAGTCGCGGAAGCGACTGCGAATCAGTTTCTTCTCACAGTCCGCGACCAGGTCGAAGACGCGACACGGCTCGCGCTCATCTATCCTTGTGCCTTCGTCAAGCTCGCACCGATTGAAAGCGTCGACCCCTTGAAGCGCGTGTCAATGGCCGCGCTCCCGCCGTGGGAAGTCATTGTTGACGCGACCGCGGCTTCGTGGGACGGTCAGCGGTACGTCGGACACGCTTACCTTATGCCGCTCGAAGAAGCCGTCGTTCGCTTCTCGAAGAGCGAAGACCAGTTTCGGCCGCGGGTCTATTCGAAGTGGATCGACTCTTCGGAGATTGCCGGTAAAAGTCAGTCGATGGGACTCGACACTTCCGCAAGCGCTCCGACAACGGAGAAGTGGGTTCGCGTCGTCGAAGTATACGACCTGTCGTCCGACAAGCTGCTTGTCTGGTCCGAAGACTATGCGGACGGCGACGAATACCTATTCGAAGGTGTGACCGTTCAAGTCGGAGCGCTTGACGAAGACGCCGCGTCCGACGCGGAGACGCCCGACGCGGAGCTTGTCCACGAAACGACGGGGATTCCGTACAAGTCCGCGAGCGGACGTCCGGTCGTCCCGATTATTCCGCTCTATTTCAGTCGCGACCCCGATACGCCGCTTCGCGGCTATAGCCTCCTTCATCGAAGTCTCGACCAGTTCCGCGAGCTCAACGTCATCCGGACCTATCAAGCGCAAGGTGTACGGCGTATGGCCCGTCAATGGATGGTTCGCGCGGGCTTCTTGTCCGAAGATGCGGCCGCGAAGATTAGTCAGGGGCTTGACGGAGAGTTCGTCGAAGTCGATCTTCAACCAGGTCAGCCGCTCGAAGGGAACATCCTTCCCGTTCCGAACTCTCCTATCCCGGCTGATATCGCTGGATATGCGATCCAAGTCGAGCAGGATATTCGCGACGCCGGTCTTCTTGCGCCGTTCACGCGCGGCGAAGTCACGAAGTCGACCGCGACCGAACAGAACCTTCTTGCGGCGTACACTTCGAGCGAAGTCGGGCGTATGGCACGAATCCGCGACGGACTGATTACAACGGTCGCTCAAACTTACAACGTCATGTTGTCGGTGATTCTCGGAGACGACGCGGAGCCGCTTGCGCTTCCGAATCCCGTCGGCCCAACAATTCTATCGGCCGACGACTTGACCGGCGACTTTCGGTATTGGGCCGTCGACGCGGGAACGACTCCTATGTCGAATCTCGCGAAACAAGCCGCGCTCGAACGGCTGACTCCGCTTCTTGCGCAGCTCGGAACGCCCGCGCCCGAACTACTTGCGGAGCTCGTCCGCGCGTATCAGTTCCCCGAAACGTTCGTCGCGGTCCCCGAACCAGCGCCCGCGCCCGACCAGGCGCCCGAAGAACCCCTTCCCTTCCCGACGGAGGCTTAAATGCCGATCGACTACCCCGAAGATATGCCGCGCGACTTGATCGAAGCCGCGGAAGACACCGACGACGCAATCGGAGCGGAGATTGCCGAACTGATCCCCCCTCCCTCTTCACCGTACAATGTGAAGGTACTGAACGCGCTCGCGAAGGCGATCGCCGCGGTCGGGAAGGTGATGGGACTCGACTTGGAGCCGGAAAGCTACACCGAACCGGCCGCTCGACTTGATCCTGACGTCGTCCGCTTCCTTGCCATGTACGCCGCGGCCGCGGAAGATTACGGGCAACCGCTTCCCGTCGCGCTCGACATGATCCGCGGCGATCGCGAGCTTACCGCGATTACCGCTCACTTGATGAAGCTCGCGAAGGACGCGAAGTTCGCCGCGTTCCTTGACGCGCCCGCGGACGAAGCCGACACCGAAGTTCGGATCGAAGTCCGTCCCGGCGAAGAAGAAGTTGAAGAGAACTTCGACTTCGCTTCTCGGATGCGTCGTCGATAATGCCGTTCTTGTCGCTTCGTCGTCGGCTTCTTCAAGCCTTCGGCATGGGACCGCGCCCGCAGACGGTGATCCCGCGGACGCGCGGACAAGCGTTCTATCAAGCCTACCACGGCGGAACGACGGCGAATCTGAAGGCAGCAATCGAACGCAAGCAACCAGTGACGTTCTATTACGTCGACAAGTGGCAACCGGAGTCCGTTCCGGGCGCTATGGGTCAGCGTGTCGGCAATCCGCACGCGCTATGGAAGGGCCGGAACGGGACGACGTACCTTCATCTTTACGTCGATCCGCAGTCCGCGAGCGCGACCGGGGATCTTCCCGGATGGAGAACATTCATTGTCGACCGGATACAGAACGTTTCCGTCTTAGAGCTGGGGACGCGCTTTCTCGGTCGCCCGGTTCAGTTCGTGACGGCGCCTGGTTGGAATCCAGCATGGTATCCGACGGTGGGAACTCCGATAAAACTACTGAAATAACCCGTACGAAGAAGGAAGTCTCTTATGACCACTCCTCACACGTCAACGGCCGAACAGGTTCTCGCGGAAGTCGCGAGCATGAACGACCAGGTCGAAGAAGCAGCAATCGACGCGCCCGGTGAAGACACCGGAGACGAAGTCGAGCTCGAAGAACAGTCCGCGGACGCGGAGCCCGAACGACGCAATCTCTCATGGAATGATGCGATCGCCCGCGTCCCGCCCGATATCGCGAAGCTCATGCGGAATATGCAAGCGGACTACACGAAGAAGACGACCGCGCTCGCGGAACAACGTCGCGAGTTCCTTCGCGAGCGTGAAGCGCTCATGAAGGGGAAACAAGCGCTCGCGGACGACGGCGAAGTTCCTGAATATGACCCCTTCAACGAAGCATCGATTCAAGCTCGAATCGAGCGCGAAGTATCTCGTCGGCTCCGCGAAGTTCTCGAACCGATGGAAGCCGAATATCAAACCATGAAGGCAGAAGACGATTATCAACGCTTCTTGAACGAGCATCCCGACTTCGAGAAGGACAACGCGCTTCGAAGCGAAGTTCAGCACCTTCTTGAATCGAACGATTCTCTCGACTTGGAGACGGCGTATTGGGCCGCGCGCGGGAAGAAGAGCCGACAAGCCGAACAACGCGCCCGCGAAGAGCGCTCCGCACGTCGGAAAGCATCGAAGGAAGCAGCGCTTCGCGGGACCGCTCCACCGCGAAAAGGAGCGGTCGCGCGGAAGCCGTCGGGCTCCGATCTTCGCAAGATGAGCACGGCCGATATCTTGAAGCTCGCGCAATCCCTCAACCGCGACGGTTGACTTATCGACGTTGTACGGGTAAACCTATGAACAAGTCAGGCCACCCGCTCCGCGGAGCTTGATAGCGGACTTCGAAGAAGCACCCGGAACAACGCGAACCCCTTCTTCTTGGAGCCCCTGTCATGGCCCCTCAATCAGTCATCTCGACGACGCTTCAGCTTCTCCGCGACAAGCTCGTCGACAACTCATTCTTGTCTCATCCGCTCTTCCGCGCAATCGAAGAAGCCGGTAACCTGGTCAAGGTGTCCGGCGGACTCCGCGTTGAGCAGCCGGTTATCTTCGGTGATCACTCTTCGATCACCGAACTGTCGAACGGCTTCGAGCCGGTGTCAATGGCCGTCACCGACCCCTTCCAGACTGCGAAGTTCGAGTATTCGAACTTTACTCAGCCGATTATCCTGTCGGCTGTCGAGAAAGCCGCGAACAAGGGCGATCTTGCAGTCGTGAACATTCTCGAATCGAAGATGAAGAACGTCATGCTTTCCTTGAAGAAGGAAGTGTCGCGTCAGGTGATCGTCGGAGATTCGTCGAAGCTCACCACGTTCCAGACGCTCAACGGGAACGGGACCGCGACCGCGGCTCCGAATACAACCGGCTGGCTTGAAGCTCGCGCAACCGGAACGCAGTTGAACACCGTCGGGGGACTCTCGAAGGTGACGTACCGCGGTCAGAACTGGTTCAACGCCGTCGTCGACGCGGGCGGAACGCTCTCGCTTGCACACCTTGACGAGCTGTTCATCAACTGCCAGATCCGCAACCCGTCGGGCGCGTTCCCCGATATCCTGCTCATGTCTCCGAACTGCTACGCCGCTTTCCAGGCTCTTCAACAGTCGAGCGTGCGTTATGTCTCTTCCGGCGATCGGGACGGACTGGATCGCGACATGGTTGGAATGTGGCGCGGCGCGCGAATCTACGTTGAGCCGAATCTCGGCTTCGCATCCGACGCGGGCGTTCCCGCGGCCGGTGATGCAATCTCCGCATACGCTCTGAGTTCCGATCAGTTCCAGCTCTACGCGGACACCGACGGCTTCTTCAACGTGTCTGAAATGATGCCCGTCCCCGGTACCGCGACAGAAGCCGCTATGGTGTTCTGTCGGATGCAGCTTGTCACCGGACACCTTGCTTCGCACGGTGTTCTCTTCGACGCGGAGGCTTGATATCATGGCTACCTCTTCTCTCATTCAGTTCTTGTCAGCCGGTGAAGCGGGCGACACTTCGAACCGTCGTCAGATTGAAACGTTCTTCGCGAACGGTGCAATCGCCGCGGGCGATTGGGTCCAGCTCGACACCACGAAGACCGGAGCCGACCGCGTCTTGTACGTCGTCGAAGCGCTCGCGGGTACTGCAACCGGGAATCCGCTCGTCGTCGGTGTCGCTACCGAAGCGGCCGCGGCCGGGGATCAGGTTCGCGTCGTTGTCGCGGGCTACGCTGAAAACGCAAGCGTCGCGAACGCGGTCGGGTCGGCCGGTATCGCGCTCGTCGTCGACAATACGCAAGCTGGACAGGCCGTCGCGATTGCCGCGGCCGATACCGCGCCCGCTTGCGGCGTGAGTCTCGAAGCCGCGGCCGGGAACACCGCCGACGTTTGGGTCTTCAAACAGTTCTGATCCCTCCGACTCTTCCCCCCCGGAAGAGTCCGCGTCGGTCGCCTGGTCGGAAGGAACGCGCAAGCGTGACCAGGCGCCCGACGCATCCCTTGAAAGGAGTCGTCGGTGAATCTTGGAGCCCTTATCGACTTCGTCGGGAATCTTCTCGACTACGATCCGACGAATCCCACTTATCGAACGCAGCTCGTTAGCCTACTGAACGACGCGCAAGGTCGGCTCTTAACTGACCGACCGTGGGACTTCAGTATTCGCGACCGCGTCTTGAAGACCTACACCGACGCGGTATACACCGCGACGTTCACGAACGGCTCCGCGACGGTGACGGGAACATTCCCTTCGAGCTCGTCCCCCGTTCTTCCGGGCTCCGCTCTCGACCGTGCGTCGGTGACCGTCACCGACTCCGCGGGGAACACCTTCGAACACTTGATTGCATGGGTACAGAACGGGACGACGTTGTATCTCGACCGGCCCTTCGTCGGTGTAACGGGCGCGTATGCCGCGACGGTGAAGCGTCGCGACGTCTTCCTTCCGTCCGACTGCATGACAGTCGAGAACGTGTCCGACCCTTCCGTCGGCATACCGGCGAAGGCGCTCTTCCTGTCGAAGTGGGAGCGGGAAGACGCGAACCTTGACGCGTCCCTTCTCGGAACGATCGAAGCTTTCCTTCCGTCCGAAGGGAAAGTCGTCCCCGCTCCGTCGACCGTCCGCGGCGTCACCGTGCAACCGGTCCCGGCCGGTCAAGGTGTCCGGACGATCGACGTCTATATGTGCAACGTCCGCGGACCACGCTCGACCGCGTATCGCGTCTACCGCGAAGACGTCTCCGACGGCTTCGAGTCGGGCTTGTCGAAGATCGCGTCGTTCGCGTTGAGCGATACGCAGACGCTCCACTTCCAACCCGAAACGATCGCGAACACGACGGGCTTGTATCGTCGATATTACTTCGCTTGTGCCGACGCGAACATTCTCGCGCCCGTCCGCGTTCGCAACGACGACGCGGAGCTTCCGCAACCTCCGATCGGGACCGACACCGTCGCTCCGACGGGTGGCGTGATTCTTAAACCGGACTTGTCACTGAACACGTTAGCCGGACAAGCGTTCCAGTCTACCGCGATTCGGTATCAGTACAATCAATCGGCCGGGTATCAATCGTTCCAGTTGTACCCTCATCCCTCCGCGGATCAGGACGTCAATGTTCGGATGGTTCTTCATCCCGCCCGACTGCAAGAAGATCAAGACGCGCCCCTTGTTCCCGCGGCGTATTCGCAGATTATCGCATATGCAGCGTTAGAGAATCTAACGCTCAAAGTCGACAACCCGGCGTTGTCGGCTGTATACGCTCGGAAGAAAGACCTTCTATATAAGGGGATGGAACAACGGTATCTTAAAGCCGTTCCGCGACGAATCATCAAGGGAACACCGACGGCCGGGTATCGCTATGTCCGGAATCCGTTCGGGAAGCTGACGTTCACGCCATGAAACAGCAAGTCTATCAAGCGACGCTTGCGGGCGGGTTCGAGACGCGACTTCCGCAGACACCCGACAACGGCGGACAGGTTCAGAACTGGACACTCGACAGGACGACGGGCGGATGGAGCTCGCGTATCGGATACGAGCCGTTCCGCGTCGACGCGTCGGACTGGACACCGTTCACGAACTGCGGACCAGTGTCTTCGCTTCATGTCGGACGGTCGCTCGCGGGCGGAGCTCGCGACTTCATCCTATTCGAAGAAGACGGGAACCTTCACCTTCTCTATCAAGCCGCGGGAACGCTTGTTCTTCGGACGCTCGCGACCGGCCGGACGATCCCCGCTCCGACGGAGTCGTCTTCGTGGTACACCGACACGCCGCACGGGACGGTGATCACGAACGGATCAGAGCGGCCGGTGATTGTCCGTCCCTGGCCGCTCGGAACGACCGCGGAAGCAACGTCGACGATCGCCCAGTGCATCCGTCCGTTCGGCTTCGACGCGCCCGCGGCCGCTCCGACTCCGCACCTGGTTAAACCATACCCGCCGCTTACGGGCGGCCCTCCCCCGACGTACGCTCCGCCCGCGGCCGGTGGAGCTGGAAGAACTACGCTATGGTGTCCACAACAGGCGCTCGCGATTCCCGACGGCGGGCAATACGGGCTCGGTTTCGCAAACAATCTATCGGGCTCCGACGGAGACAAGCCCGCGTTGTTCGGCTACGCCGTGTCGTATGTCAGCAATACCGGCTCGGAAGGGCCGTCGTCGACGCTCGCGTCGGTCGGATGGGCACTCGAAGAAGATGCGTTCGGCTTCCGTCATGCGGTGACGTTAGACCTTCCGACTGGTCCCGACGGGACGGTCGCGCGGAAGCTCTATCGGACGTCGAACTACGCCGCGGGAGCGGTCGACGCGGGCGATACGACCTTGTATTTCATCGACCTGGTCCGGAACAACGTCGAGACGACCTTCTTCGACGCGACGCTTACGGCCGCGCTCGGACAATCCGCGCCCGATATCGCGACGGGACCGCTACCATCACCGCGGGCGCGCTTCTCCGCGATGTTCAACGGTTGCTTGTTCCTTGACGGTGGATCGGATGAGCCGCGGACGCTGTTTTACTCCGCGCCCGGTCTTATTGAACAGTTCGGTTCTGACGCGTATATCGAACTATCTTCGCAGGGTGGAGGAATCACCGCGCTCTTCGGAAACTACACGACCCTTCTTGTCTTCCGCGAGAACGGAATAGACGTCGTTCAGGGCGATTACACGTCGGGCTTCACCGTCACGACGATATCGTCGTCGGTGTCCTGTCGAGCTCCGCGGAGTGTGCAAGCGATTCCCGGCGTCGGTGTCGTCTTTCTCGCGTCCGACGGCGTGTACGCGATTACGGGCGGTGTCGTCGGTGGAGCGGTGAACGACGTCGTCCCGCTGACGACGCTTCAAGACGGCTTCATCGAACGGATTACTCCGGACTGTCATCCGCGCGCGATCGGGATCTATACGGAGAAGCACCGGGAATATCAGCTATACGTTCCCGTCGACGGAAACGACCGCTCCGACGAAGCGCTTGTTCTCCACCTTGACCGGATACCGCTCGTCGAGTCGGTGTCGCCCTGGTCGACGCGGCTCGGATTCCCGGTCGGAGCGGCCGCGACGCTATACGACGGGACGGTCGTCTTCGGACACCATACCGGAGACGAGTCCGGAAACGCGGAGTCTCAACGCGGACTCTTCGTAATCAGCGGGAAACGGGCGCTCGGTTCGACGTTGTCGACCGGTCCCGCTCCGACGCTCGAATACGACGCGCCCGCGACGTCGATCTATCGAAGCGCGTGGTTCGCGGCCGGTGATCCTCAGATTCAGAAACAAGTATCGTATGTCACAATCTGGATTCTGACGACGGGCGACGCCGGGATAACCATGCGTCATTACAAGGACTTCTCGCTAACGCCGGTTATCGAACGAACTTACAAGGCACAACCGCCGGACGCGGGCGAGCTCGCGACGCTTGATAGCGCGACGCTCGGAAGCGCGACATATCGCGACGCTCGACTTGTCCCGCTCCGATACTCCGTCGCTCATCAGTCTGCCGCGTGGTTCTGCTTCGAGCTGTTCACGACGGACGACCTCGTTCTTGTCGGCTTCGAATACGAATACACCTCGAAGGGAACGCGCGTCGTTGCAGGGGTTCGGGCATGAAGAAGTGGACGCACCGCGACGCACGCTCCGGAAACACGGTGTCGCCCGACGGCTTCAACGACGAGTTCCGCGCTCAGCAGTCGTCGATTACAACGATCGACCGCGACCAGATTCCCGCGAGCTTCGTCGACGAAGCGCGTCTTGAACCAGGTGCAATCCTCCGCACCTATGCCGACGATCAATACCCGGCCGCGTCCGACGGTCAGCAAGACGCGGACGCGGATACGTCGGTCGCGTCGAATATGTGGATCGCGTCGACGTTTCAGGTTCACGCGGGCGGATGGACGAACGTCGGCTCGACAATCACCTTGTCGAACTTCGGCGGCGGATCGCTCTTCTTCGAGTGGAGCTGCAACGCGTATGTCTCGAATATCTTCGCCCGCGGCGCGAACGACGGCTTCCCCGGCTCGCCTGCGTACATGAGACTTCGGATTCTTGTGAACGGCGTCACGCTCGCGGAGCGTCGCGGGACGGCGTATCATGAGCATAGTCGGCTCTTCGGGACCAGCATCTTCGCGCCCGGTGATCTATCCGTCGACCTTCAGTTCCGACTTACGGAGCCGTCGGAGGATTGTGCGTGGTCTTTACCGTCGGGCGATAACCTGCTTCAAGCTCACATATATAGCTCGCGATACTTCGCGGTCGGGAGATTCCGATGAGTCGAATTATTCGCGGACGCATTGTCGACGGGGACCAGGTCGACGCGACCGACTTGAACGACCGCTTCGACGATTACTCGCAAGCGGGCGCGCTTAACCGCTTCAACGTCCGCGACGCCGCGTTTGATCTTGGACACTTTCAAACGGGCGTCTTCCTTCAACGGTCGGCCGACACAATCATCGGCTACAACGATTGGAAGCATACCGCGAGCAATACCGTCTCCGGGCAAACGGGAACGCCCGCGACGCCGCATATCGTGAGCGATAGCGGAGCGACACCGACCGTCTTGTCGTTCGGGGCGTCCGGTTGGACGATTGACACGACGAATATCCTCCGCGTCTATTGGGACTTGTCCGT